AATAGGCCCAATCTCAACTCCTAGATCTGCTGCAAGAGATTGCTGGACATAAGACTGCCAAGCATAATCGTTCTTATAGCCGAATACGACATCGTTGGATCGCATGTTAACAATGGCATAAAGTTCGCCAGACCGGATGAGATACTGAACTGTATTGGTGCACATGAAGTCTGATCGTCCATTCGTGCAGTATTCATATTGCATCTCCGGTCGAGTGTAGATCATGATGCCACGGCGAGAGTTCGGATTCTTCTTCAACTCATCATAGCAGCTCTTATACTGGTTGATGTTACCGTCCGACCAGACGCACCAGCCGTAGTTGGAGTTGATGAAGCCGTCCTTATCAGCGACTTGCTGCCAGATAGCAGGAGGTCCACCGGGAATATCGTTAACGTTTAGAGACATAGACCTGTACCACTCTAACTCGCGTTCGACGTAGTCCTTGTTGACAGTACCGAAGATAGATGGCTCGTCGGCGTAGAACTGAGCGCCGATCATCTCGACGGTCTTGACGCCGGTCTTATCGGTGACGAAGTGCTCATACGCGAGCTCAGTCAAGAAGTACTTGCGAATATCAGCTACGTTCATCATTAGTCTGCACCCCTTGCACCGATGGACCACGATATAGCACTCGACAAATTGTCTTTCAGATCAGCGGTCACGCCGGGATGAGTCTCACGACCTGAGCTGCCGACTTCGCCAATAAAGCCACCACCATACCAATCGTTGCTCTTAGCCGCATCATCGAACCAGACTTCTCTAGGAACGACGTTGACTTTCTTGGTAGTATCGATCTTACGATTAAGGAAGTCACGGTCAGATTCTTGACCGTCTACCATGCCACGAGAATACGAGACATAGAACGAGGCGTAGTTGATCAGGTCCTTGGCCGAGTCTTCAAGAGATTCGAAGTTAGGCTTGTAGTTCGGGTCGTTCTGCATGGCTTCCATGACCGAACGCATACGCAGTACCTTAGCCTGAATGATCTCGAGGATAGTCAGGCAACCGGAAGGATAGTAGTCAGCCTGCTTAATCGTCGAGTTCGGGTTCTGGTAATCATTGGCCTTCTTGTTCTGCAAATCGATGCATTCGCGAAGGACATTCACTGAGTAGCGTTCGGTCATGGCTATGCTCCATTAAGGGTTACTGTTGCCAGTATACCACTTACTGCTTATAAGAGGAAATGGAAAGTTTGTAGAGATTAGAAATAATCGTAGGATCATCGATCTCCTTGACCATCTTCATCTTTCCGAGATCGTACATGCGAGTCGGAGTCTTACGAGGACCGAACTCTTCAAGAGTAGTGAAGCTATCCTTAGAAGCTTCATAGATCTTGACAGTCTCGTCTTGAGAGGTAGGGTTGGAGATGAAGAAGAGCTTGTCGGCGTTGTCTGCCTTATACCACTGGCTCTTCTCGAGCGGCATGGCATAGTGCTTACGAATGACGGTACGAGTCTTGACCTCGATCTTCAGTGGCTTCATGCTAGAAACCATTGAGGCAGAGATGTCCTTATGCATGTCATAGGTGTTCTCGCTCAGAGAAACCATCTTGTATTCACCACTATCCTTAAGATACTGGAGAACGAGCTTCTCGCCGATAGCGCCGGTCTTTTCGATGTTTGTGTTGCGATCCATGATTTGTGTCCTTTGATTTAAGATTTAAGAGTTACACTTACTCGAAGATTTTCGAGAGAGTGCCGTGATTGCCGGTATGATCCGGCCCGACCCAGCCCGGAGGCTTGATCAGATCTGGCAGACCCAGAGGGTTCGGCCTAGATTCCTTGACGCCGACCTGCTTATTGAGGTTAGCATTTAAAACTTCATCCCATGCTTTATTGGCATCGACGCCATACGCATCGAGAGTACCAATAGCCACGACGCAGAGATCGATCAGAGCATCGACGACGTCTTCAGCGGACTTGGCATCCTTCATCTCGTCGAGTTCTTCCTGCAAGAACTTGATGCGGAAGTTAAGGAAAACACTGAGCTTGTCATGGTCCATCTTGGCCATCGCCTCGTGTGTCTTGAACTTCTCGTGCATCTTGTAGATGTCGTGTGCCCAGTTAGTGCTCATATCTTGTTCCTTCAATTTCATAAGACGATATTCATTGCTCTGGAAGAAGTCGTACAGATCATCATAAGTGTCTGGCCATTCTTCGTGATATTTAGCCATTGGCTCAGACATTGATCCACTCCGGAGGACCTCGCTTAGTCCATTTATGCATTGACGACTTGCCTACCTTATAGTAATGGCGATAATTTGTCAACG